AGCAAATACTTTCTATAACAAAAGGTGATGGTTATTCAAAACCTAAAGATGCTTGGGCTGTAGGAACTATAACAACAGATCTAGTAGATATATTAAACACTACTAAACGTGGGAAGTATTTAGAAACATGGAATCAAAATGTAGATCAAATATATTCTAAAGATAATTTAAATAAACTAGAAGCTGCTTACGGGAGAAAATATAGAGACGCTGTTGAAAACAGTTTAGGACGTATGAAATCTGGTAGCAATAGACTTAAAGGTGGAAATAAACTTAGTAACGATGTTTTAGATTATATAAATAATTCCACTGCTGTAACCATGTTTGTTAATGTTAGATCAGCATTACTTCAGACTATATCATCAGCTAACTTTATTAATTGGAGCTTTAATAATCCATTTAAAGCAGGTAAAGCTTTTGCAAACCAACCTCAGTATTGGAAAGATTTTACTAAATTAATGAACTCAGATTACTTAGTAGATAGACGTAATGGACTTAAGTTAAATATTAATGAATCAGAGATAGCTAATGCGGCTAAAACCTCTAAGAATAAGGCTAAGGCAGCTTTAAATTATATATTAGAAAAAGGTTACTTACCTACTAAATATGCTGATAGTTTTGCTATAGCATCGGGTGGAGCTACGTTTTATAGGAACAGAATAAATGATTTAATTAAAAATGAAGGATTATCTAAGTCTGAAGCTGAAATAAGAGCTATGAAAGAGTTTAGAGCTGAATCTGAAAGATCTCAACAGTCGTCTGATCCTAGTAAAATATCAAGTCAACAAGCTAGTTACTTAGGTAGAGTAATACTACAGTATGTTAATACGCCTATGCAATATGCTAGGTTACAAAAAAGAGACATACAAGATATGGTAAATCGTAGAGCTATGCCAGGTAAAACTTTAGCTCAAAGTAATAGAATTAGATTATCAAGAATATCATATTACGCTTTTGTACAAAACTTAATGTTTAATGCTTTACAACAAGCTGTGTTTGCTGTAGGTTTTGGTGATGATGAGTTAAGTGATAAAGATGAAAAAAGACTAGTTAAAACAGCCAATGGTATGCTTGATTCTAGTTTAAGAGGTTTAGGTATGGCAGGTGTTACAGTTCAAGTTCTTAAAAACTTAGGTATAGATATATATGATAGATCTAAAAAAGATAGACCTGAATATACAGATTCTTACAAAAAACTTTTAGAATTTTCACCAGCTATTAAAAGTAAGTTAGGTAAATTTCAATCTGCTGCTTATCCGTTTGATAGTAAGAAACGTAGAGCAGAGGTTTTTGATAAAGGATTTAGTTTAGATAACCCAGCTTATGAGTCTATGGCTAAAGTTATAACAGCAACTACCAACGTGCCATTAGATAGGTTATTTAGTAAAGTAAATAACTTAAAAGCAGCCGCATCAGAAGACGCTGAAGCTTGGCAATCTATAGCTATGGTATTAGGTTGGCCAGAATGGCAAATAAAATCTGATAAAAAAATTACAGTTCCACTAAGACCGCAAACGGAAAAACAATCAAAAAGAAAATCCAAATTTAAAAGCTTTGAAGTTGGTAATAAATCAAAAACAAAAACAAGTAGAAAATCAAGATTTAAATAGTTATGAAAGTATCAGAAAACACATCAGTACAACTAGATTTAAAAACAGTAGTAGCTATTATATCTATAACAGCATCATTTGTTGGTATGTATTATACACTACAAGCAGATATTGAAGAAGCTAAAAGCTTACCACCTATAGAAGTTACTCGTTTGGAGTATGAATTAAAAGAAGAGTGGAATGAAGATATGATCATACAGCTAAAAGAAGCTGTAGAAGTACTTGAAGAAACTCAAGATATATTAAAAGAAGAAATTAAAATAACTTCTGCAATGCTACAAGACGGTACAGAGGCTGACGGTAAGTTTGAAGAACTTCAAAGACAATTAGAGGAATTAGAAAATAAAAAACCTAGTACTAGAGTTATAGTAAAAGAAGTTAAAGTTGATAAAAAAGGTAGAAAATTATAAATTATGGCAACAAAAAGAAAAAAGAAAAAAATGAAAAATCCATGCTGGAAAGGATATGAAGCTATAGGCATGAAGAAAAAAGGTGGTAAAAAAGTACCTAACTGTGTACCTATTAAAAAGAAAAAGAAATAATGACGGACGCGAGCTACGAAAAATCTAATAGAAAAATGCGGGCTAAGCATAAACGTGAGACAGGTAAAACTTTAGGATCTAGACAGACTACTGGTAAAGGAAAACGTAGAGTTTCATTTGCTTGTAGATTTGCGGGTATGAAAGGGCCTATGAAAAAACCTAATGGTAAGCCAACTAGGAAAGCTATTGCTTTAAAAAAATGGGGATTTGGAAGTGTTGAGGCTGCAAGAAAGTTTTGTAAAAATAATAAAGAAAAATAAGGAACAATAAAAAAACTGGGCACCATACCCAAAGTTCCTGTAACCAAAAAGGGGAAGTCGTAAATGACCTCCCCTTTTATTATTTAAAATCTGTAGGTAAATCCTACTGTTAAGAAAAACGCTCCAGATGCTATTGCTAATTCATTAGGTCCTAACTTTGGTTTGTGTTTGTGCCAGATCATATTTCCAGCTCCGAAAGACATCATTGCAAT